TCGGATGTGGCAGAAGCACTCCTGCAAGGCATGAGCGTGGTTGCGGTGTACGATGCTATCCCAGCGGGTGTGCCGTCAGCTGATGAAACTGACTTGCGCTTCTTGGACCCAAAAGGCATTATGCTGGGGCTCAAGGCCAAAGGCCGTGCAAAGAAGGACTACAGTGGCTTCGTAATCCGGTTGACTGAGTCAGCTTAAGACTGTATAATATACACTTACACAAACAAATAAGGAGCGAAACTTATGAAGTTCACAACAGAAGCCAATGCAAACGGTACATGCCTTCAAGGTCATATCCAAGCATACTATCATGATTTGGTTGAAGTGTTTGGCCAGCCCGAAGGCGGTGGCGACAAGACTACTGTGGAGTGGTGCTTGGAGTTTGCAGATGGTACAGTGGCTACCATTTACGACTGGAAAGAATACCAAACTCCTATGGGCTTGCATCGCTGGCATATCGGTGGTCACAATAGTGACGCTGTCAATGCCGTCCATGAAACTTTCTATAACGAGGTGACAGTATGATGTACACTGTGGAAATCTACAAGCGGGATGCTCGTACCAAGTCCGGCGAGCGTCTAGTCAGCAAGACAGACTATGACGTCACTGAACAGACCATGCTGGAGCATACTGTCAAGCATACTTACAGAGCGAGTCAGGGCTTCCGCTATGAGATCCACGTGACCATGGTCGAGAAGACCAACATGATGGGTGGTGGCAAGTTCATGGAACGTTATGACACTCCTTACTATTGTTCACCAGCAAGTGAATCCTACTGGAGCATGTAGGTTGACTGATTGCCCAAAAGGCAGTATAATAAACACTTAAACACACACAGGAGCAGATATGTTAACCATTCAACAAGTAAACTCAGCAATCATGTTGCAAGTCTGGACGGATATAGAACTCCGTAGCATGATTGATGCAGTCAAATGGAACCGTGGCCGATTGGCAGAGCGCACCAAAGCAGGCATCTGCGTGGGCGATAACGTGGAGTTCACATCCAGCAAGACAGGACGTTTGACCCGTGGCCATGTGACCAAGAAAGCCATCAAGTACATCACAGTCAACACTGGGCAGGGCTTGTGGCGTGTGCCAGCCAACATGCTGACCCTGGTTGAAAGAGAGATGGCTTAATGACGGAAGCCTTTCTCATCACCATAGAGCTGTGGGTGTTCCTAGGAATCCTGTTGACAGCCTTGGTGATTGAAGCTATAATTACTACTTACAAACAACACAATGGAGCGAAACATTATGATAACAGCAGAACAGATTAAAGCAGGCAAGACACTGGCAGAACAGGCAAGCATCGCCATGTATGACAGAATGGGTCGCAAGGATGGATACGCCTGTGGCTTTGCTTGGGTAGATGTGTACGTGGATCGAGTCAATTCAAAGCAGGCCCGAGAGCTGATTGCGGCAGGCTTCAAGAAGGACTACAAACCCAAATGCTTGAGCTTTTGGAATCCCGGCAATCTTCCTGTACAGAACATAGACATCAAAGAAGCGGGTGCTGATGCCTACGCAGAGTACCTACGTGCCCTGGGCTTGAATGCCTACAGCGGTAGCAGATTGGATTAATCCAAAAGCATAGACAGGCCCGAAAGGGTCTGTTATAATCTTAAATATTAACAAACGCAAGGAGCGAACAATGGGTAGAGTAGTCACTAGTAAGATGCTGATGGCACTTCAACAAGAAGTCACAACCAAAAGCCTGGAAACAGAGCCAGTTAAGAAAGACTTGAGCGCAGAGTCAGATGAGTCGATTCTCAATCGTTTGCGTGATCGTTTTGAGATTCTGGACGACATGACTCGTGCTGTTAAGAAGGGCGATGTACGTGCTATGATTGTGACTGGCCCTCCAGGAGTTGGCAAGAGCTTTGGTGTTGAGAAAGTGTTGGCCAAACATGATGTGTTCGCCACTGTTGCGGACGACCAGAAGCTGAAGAAGTACGAAGTGGTCAAAGGCGCAATGAGTGCCATTGGACTCTACAGCAAGCTGTATGAGTATTCAGACAAGAAGTCGATACTGGTGTTTGATGACTGTGACTCAGTACTGTTAGACGACTTGAGCTTGAACATTCTCAAAGCCGCACTGGATACCAGCAAGAAGCGCATGATCCATTGGAACACTGACAGCCGCTTGCTACGCTCAGAAGGTGTGCCCAACAGCTTTGAATTCAAAGGCGGCGCAATCTTCATCACCAACATCAAGTTCGATCACGTGAAGAGCAAGAAGCTTCAGGATCACTTGGAAGCATTGGAGTCACGCTGTCACTACTTGGACCTCACCATTGACACTGAGCGTGAGAAGTTGTTGCGCATCAAGCAGGTAGTTACTGAGTGTGGCATGCTGGACTCATACGACTTGACGGATGAAGCCAAGCTGGATGTGGTAGACTTTGTGGATGCCAACAAGGCTCGTATGCGTGAGCTCAGCTTGCGTACAGTACTAAAGGTAGCGGACTTGCGCTGTAGCTTCCCAGACAAGTGGAAGGCAGTGGCAGAGGTAACATGTATGCGTGGCTCACGCTAACGTGTACAGCTACAGCATACAGCCGTTAGAAGCTGTAGCTGTAGGCAGTAGGACTGGCCAACGATTCGCTCCCGGCAACCAGTCTAAGTAGGAAGAATCAACGCCAAAGCGGCAATGGTTCTTGGATCCCCACCCGTAAATCCGATTCGCTCCCGGTAGGTGGGGATTTTTTTTGGCTGAAGGTTTGGAGGAGGTGGGCATATGAAAAAAGATTCCGGGAGGGGGGTCGGGGTATACAATATAATTGTGTTGTATTTTTGCAACAGCGGCAAGCCTTTTTGAGCCCGCAAAAACCAGGGGTGTTGCCAAATCACCACCTCGAAAGTTTAAGTACTTGTTTATAATTTTTCTTGCGCTAGAAATTTGCGGAGCAAAGGACCCTCGTGGGGCCTCTCAACGTGCGGGTAACTTCCAAGCAGGATCTGGTGGTTCATCTGGTATGGTGAAGCCATTAGCTGTTTTGATGTCAGCCGTGGGCTTGTGGCTTCTATGTGCCAGATCCTGCTTACGATCCAGTTGTTGCCGTTGAGCGATTCGATCTTGTACCAATTTTGGCAAGCTGACTATGGGCAACTGTTTATTCACAGTCTTTACTATTAGAGCCATATCGGGATTTTCCACCTGCACCAAAGGCTCAACTGCCCGCGCTATACGATCGTATATGCCTTTGTAATTCTTGTAAGCACTTGCAGGGTTATAAGGACTGTTGTCTCGGATCAGGTCAATCATGTCCGGGCCCATGTAGTGTCTAATCACTTCAGTCATACGAGCGTCTGACAGTATGGGATCTGGAGATGTTATTTCGTACAAGCGCATGGAATATTTATACAGGTGTGCCCCATGCACTGCTGGAATTCTCTCCCACACCAATCACACATGCTGTGATGGCAGTGAATTCAATCAAAGTCCAAGCACCAGTCTTGGGATTAACTGTGAGCACAGTGCTGGTGCCCTGCTCCGGGTTTGATCCACGCCATTGCGGTGTTTCTCCAAATTCCTCCACTATGGTTCGCAACACAGTTTGGGTAGCATCACACACCACTGGCTTGTTCAAAGTGCGTGTTTGCGCGGTGGATGTGGCAGTCACAGCCAGCATCACAACTAGGGCAAAAAAGTTCTTCATATGGTATTTAAGTACTTCCCCAATTTTTTTTGCGCTGGAAAATTCTGCCCCTGCAGGACCCATTCGCTAAATAACACACTATGTGGACAGCTTGGCATTCTCCTTCATCCTTGACCCAACTGGAAACCCACCAGATACCTTATACCGACAGTGTGGGAGTGTTGGATACTCCACGTGACATCACCACTGTGCGGCCAGTAGTGGGCAACAGCCGCACAGGCGGTGGACTCATCGCCACTGAAGCCAACAGTGTGTTGTTCACGGGTTTTGGCTTTGTGCTGGGCTCATCCACTGTACAGCAAGTGCAAATACGCTTGACAGTGGGGCGAGTCAGCAGAATACAGGACCGACTCATACAGTTGTATTACATCACACCACAGGGCACTAATCTAGCTGACCCAGCCGCTGGTGATGAGCATGTGTACACCCATGACGCTGTACCGGGCATTGCTTATGATTCTGCGGATTTTGGCTGTGTGATTGATCTTGCCGCACATCGCCATTATCCCAGTTCCAATAACATTGTGATACGCAGTGTACACATGAGACTGATGCTGTGAACCACTTGACCACGGAAACTGTCCAGCGCAACGGTAAAACCTACCATTATGACTCAGAGTCAGACTGTTACCGCTGTGGATACGATTCAGAGGATCCAAGCCATTTTGATCAATTTGGATGGTTATACTTGATTGTGATGTTAACAGCTACAGTATGGATATTAACCTAATGCGTGAGTACTATGTGCTTATCCACGCCCACCCAATCAGCAAGCCCAAGTCAAAACTCAGCACCATCAAGCCCGTCATCACTGCCATGTAGTAACCAGTATGCATGATCAAGTCTCCCCGTTCAAACGGTCGTGGCGGCTCTACCCCACGGCGCGGAGCTTTTTTCTTCACTGTGGCACACTGCCAAGTTTCCTGGTATGCATCTGCTCTTGTGTGCTCTGCCACACTCACTTGATTGTGCGCCAACACTGTTATCACAACCAGTTCCGATTCCCCAAATTGGCTGTGCCCACTGGGCCTACACTCCAGCCCTTGTGAGTGTATCACCAAGCCCTGAGCATCTCTTTGTATCAAGTCCATTGCAGTAAGAATAAAGTCTTGTATTTGGGTTTACGAAACGCCACGCAGGCTTGCCAATAGTCTATGGAAGTTCCATTGTGATAGGCCCATTCACTGTAGTGACTGCCTATGTTGCGATTCAGCCACAGTTCCATCTCATCCACAGCACTGACCCAATCCCACTGATTGTCCACAAGTATGATGGGCCAGTGTGCCGTGGCAATGTGCTCAAAGGGATGTATATCAGGAAGGTAATAGCTTCTTGGCATACGTTTATTTAGTGTGAGGCAAGCAAGCGTGTAACGGATCTGTAATCTGCGTTTTACCGCTTGCTACTTCGTAGCTTAGGCTTTTCCGGCGCTTCGCGCTTCGCGCAAAAGGTCCTATATGGGCCCCTGCTAGAATAAATACTCTATAGAGAACAAGGGATTCGGTATGCAGAAAACGCTTAGACAACTCATGGATGACATTGCTCAAATTGAAGCTGGGTATACCAAGCCACATAGATTAAACAGCTTTAACTTTTATCAGGGTACTTACAATGAAGATTCAAGTTTGGATGAAGTCGCAACACAGGGCGGCAAGAAATGGCCCACAGCAGGCGCAGAAATTCGTGCTTTCCAACAGGCCAATCCTCCACTAAAAGTAGACGGACTTATTGGTCAAGCAACACTGGCCAAGCTACAACAATTGGGCTATGTTGCTCCAAAAGGATTTACACCAGTTGCCAGTAAGTCCGCAGTTCCAGGTGCCGCTCCTACTGCTCCACCAGCCGGATCAGCAGATCCAGCTACCTCACCAAGTGCTAACGGTGCGCAACCAGTTTATAGTATAGATGCTAAAACTATGGCTAATTATAGTCCTGAAGCCATACAAGCACGAAACAATGGTAATTTCTTCAGAGTTGCTCGTGATTGGAAAGACGGTACTCCTCCACCAAATCCGGATGGCGACTACGCAAGTACCAGTGGTAAAGTACAACGTCCAGAGATCATGAAGATAGAAGCTGATCAACAATGGGCGGCCACAGATGGCAATAAAATATTTGTCAACTACGATGGAACCCCCATTGTTTCGCAGAACAAAAGTACTTGGCCCACTGATCCAAAACATCCGTATTATCACTTTGTGTTCACTGGCACTTCCGGTGAGCATGGCGGCAAAATACGCCAAGGTCAACGCTATGATCCTTTACGATGGAAATTGAGCAGTTTATTAAAGAAAGATATTCACGGCAAGACACAACTTGATTATAGAACACCAAATAAAGTATGTCCTGTTGTAGGAGGCAACGTTCCAGGCTACACCCAAGGTAATGTTCAGAATGTTTGGGGCAAATTAAAATTTAGTGAGTATGGACATGAATTACAAGCAGGGTGGGTTGGGTCGCAAGGCGGCGCACTTATGTTATCATGGATTCCTATGACATTTACCCGTCCGGACGAAATTGATCAAGCACTGCTGGCCGCAGTGGAAGAGATAGGCGATGAAGCACAGGGAATATGGGAAAAGTACCACGATATAGGAAAAGTTTCAAAACTAGCTAAGATTAGTTTTCCCAGTCCGTTTGGTAATGCAATGGGTAATCAATTTGTTGCTACTAAAGGCAAAATTTCTTGGCATTTTGCTTGTGGAAACGTATTTGTCAGAAGTCAATCGGCATCGGGTCCACACGTTGATCAAATTACAATATATTACTTTGGGCCAAGTAACGAATGGGCCAGTACAGGTTCATCTGGAATGGCGGCATTATGCGCTGGCTTAAAACTAGTTAATGGTGTTGAACCGTTGGCCAAAATAACTCCGCCAGTTAACGAAGAACTAGCACAGCTAATAAAACTGGCAAAATTAACCTAAATAATTTATAAGAGAACAAAGGATTCATTATGCAAAAAACGCTTAGACAACTCATGGATGACATTGCGCACATAGATGCGGGCCATATCCGACAACGCACTTTGGAAGGCTACAATCGCCATGGTAGAGATCTACATCACAAGGAAACCTGGATCTCAGAAGCGCCAGCAATAGGCGTTAAGCCTGCTCCAGCCAAAACAGCACCGATGCAAGGTGCTAAAAAGTGGCCACAAACTGATCCAGAAATTCGTGCATTTCAAAGAGCCAATCCGCCATTGGTAGTGGATGGAATTATTGGTAAGAAAACACTGGCTCGACTGACACAGTTGGGCTACGCACCACCCACAGGATTCAAACCAGTAGCAGACAAAGTAATTCCCGGAGCCGCCCCAAAAAGCACACTGGCACCCACTACTGGATCAAGTGTTATGCCGCCTGCACCAGCCAGCGCCGCACAACCTGCTGTGAATGGTGAAGCTGATGATGACGAGTCCAAGTACACAGTGGATGATTGGAGAGCACAGGCCGCAGAGCGTGGTGCTGGTCCTGCGGCCATACCAGCCAAAGGTGACTTTAGTGGTGGTAAAAGTGGCAAAGGTCGTATGCCACCGGGCGAAATGCCTCCCGGTGCCAAACCATTCAAAAACAATCCCACATTACAATATGTGTACAATGGTCAAGTGTATGACCTACGAGACGGTTATCCTATTTCCGATGAAAGCCCTATGTTGGCTCCGGGACAGGCAGAAAGAGAAGAAGACAGCAAGTGGGACTCATACGGCAACAAGCGAGGAAGCTATAAGGTAGTGGATGTTTGCCCTGTGACAGCTGACACTGGCTTGCCCACAGGCGGCAATCCAAACGAAATGGATCGCATACAAAAAGGCTTTGGACGTGGCATGAAACTGGGTGCCACTTGGGATTATAAAGGTGCGGCTGTGAGCATATGGTACAGACCCGAGGGTGGCAAAGATCGCATGTTCTTTGACATCAGTACTTTGGCACAGATCATGGGTGACTGGGCTGGTGCCTTTAAAAGCGTAGGTTACAACATGACCGAAATGAAAGATCTCGGCAAAATAACCAACAGCTTGGGCAATGGACTGGGAGAAGTATTCTCACTTGTGAACAGTCAAGGACAAAAGGTACGTGGTGCTGGCAGTGTTCAACAGATTGCATTTACCACAGCAGAAGGTGTAAAGAGTTACGCCACAGTTGATGTCAGCTTTTTAGGACCAGAAGCCGCATGGTTAAATGGTGGAGAAGCTGTGTGGAAAAACGCATTCATGGGATTGAAAATGGCCCCGGGAATCACTCAAATGACACGTACTGAGCGTAAGAAAACTGTGCCCAACTACCAAGCAGATATTGCGGCCAGTACATTACCAGAAGGTTGGCAACCAGGCCAAATTCCAAAATTAGAACTTGTGCCCAATACTGGCAAGGACCGGGTGGTCATGTACAAGGGTCGTAGACTGGTAATTACAGGAGGCCGTGGTATATCAACGCGATACCCTGATTTTACCGTGGGCGCACATAATTTCGGTATGGCGAGTCGCGGTCAGTTGTCTTGTTGGGTCACTGGCCCAGGCAGTGCTGTGTGTGGTTTCTAGCTAACATCACTAGAGTAAATTAATGATATTCACTATAGGTTTTGCTCTAGTTCTGTGTTATTATAGTGATACATACTAATGCAGTATGTATTTTATAAAGGAGAATTCATATGTGGACTACACCATCAGCAACAGACATGCGCTTTGGTTTTGAAATCACAATGTACGTAATGAACCGTTAAGCAATAAAAAAGCCCAGTAACACCTGGGCTTTTTCACGAGTGCGTTTTATGCCAACTGTTGTTTGAACCAATCTAAGAATGGTTTATTTTTGGGATCTTGTAAGGCCGTTGCTTGTGCATTAAACCGTGTTTGATATATGGATGAGCCATTCCATACTCGATAAAATGGTATTTTTAATCGCTGAGCCGTTGCAAGTTTCTCATGCAAAAACACAATCCAATATAGATTTAGGTAGTCGGTCATTCCGGCCTGCATCACTTGATCCATGAACTTTCGTTGTTGAGGACGATTGTCAAGCACTAGGCCGTTGTAGCCAAAATCTTCTCTGCCTTCAACCAGCGCCAACTGTGCCCAAGTTTCAGGCGATATTGCAGGTAGTAGTTTTCGATCTCTCGCCCATTTGTACGCACTCAACAGTTTGGTTAGTTGTCCATTTGGATTAAAAGAAAGAGGCAGAGTTTCTACTGCGCCAGTACGCACATCACCTCTCCACGCTTGCAACCACCCAGCAGGTGCAGGCTTATTTGGCGTCCATTTGCGGGCATCGGTTGGCCCGGGTTCAGCTTGCCCCACTTGCCCACCTTCAATAATAAATTCTCTTAATCTCATACAATAGTTATTATGCTTGTGCTTCACCCCAACGTAGAATAACGTTACAGTTGGTGTTAGTACCTGCTACCTTGTACACGTTGATGGCTAGTACGTCAGGACCATTAGGGAATGTACCACGTCCACCGATACTTGTACTAGTAAGTTCTTTCAATGTGTCCAAGCTCAATGTACTGGTTTCTCCCGGATTAGCAATAAAGGAGAATACCTGTTCACCTGGCAAGGCAAACTGCGCACCAAATTTAAAGTCTGCGTTACTGCCTGCACTGATAGTGGCATTGGCGGCCTGTGTGAATGTGATACGAAAAGAAGTGGCTCCAATCACACTGGCAACAGTAAACGCAGTAGCAGTGCCAGTGCCAGTGCCAGTTACAATCAGTGTACCGGCCACACTTGATGTTACCACAAATGTTCCATTGTAAGCACCGCCAACAACACCACTCACAGTTACGCTTGAACCCACTGGATACACTGTGGTGCCTGTTAGTGTGTAAGTTTGTGTAGTGCCGCTACCACTGCTGGCTGCGGCAGATACCGCACTGGCAGTACCGTTAAATGTGCGTGTGGCCACTTGTGTCACAGCTGAACCTGCTGGGAACGCGGTAAACGTTGAGTTTAGTTTGGTACCAATAGTTGCACCGCTGGCCAACCAACTTGCACTGGTAAAGAACAAAAAGTTCTTGCTTACATAAGTGGCCGCACTGCCTGAAGCTGTAGCAGTGACCGCAATGTCATTACCACTACCGCTGGTACTGTTGGCGTTGGCGTTGGCACTCATAACAATTCTAGTATGGCTGGTTCCGCCAATGCTGATATAACTAGGAGTTACACCATTGATAGTTTGTCCACCAGTAATAAATGTATTAACACTCAATAAATCACCCACAGCAATACCGCTGAATAACCAGTCGGTATCTGTCACTAAGAAGTCACTACGGGTCGCGCTCAATGCTCTGGCATAGGTTGAACTGGTCGCACTGGTGGCAACAATTGCTATGTTATTACCTGAGCCCGCTGGGCTGGTAGCATTGGCCAGTCCACTCATGATAACACGGGCATAACTTACACCTGCAACTGTTGTGTAGTTGGCAGTGATGTTTGAAATTGTTTGACTGCCGGTAATATAAGTGGCCACTGCCAACACGTCAGTAACGGCCGCTGTTGTGGCCGCATATTCTGTTTGAGTTATTAAGAAATCACTACGAGCCACGTGTAAAGCTGTGTTATAATTGGCCGCTAGACTACTTGTAAATGTCACCGTGATATTTTGTGCGCCGTTAGTGGCCGCCGCAGGACTTGTGGCTGTACCTACTGCACTTATGCCGATACGTGTGTAATCTGTTCCATCAATAGTAACATAATTCCGTGTGATAGCGTTGATAGTTTGTGCGCCAGTCAAGTAAGTGGACGCACTCACAGTATCACCAATGGCCAGTGGTGTGGCCGCTGTGAACCCATCAAAAGCTGTAGTGGTAATCAAGAAATCATTACGGCTTAAACTGATAGCACTGTTGTATGTGAGATTATAAGGACTCACAATTGATAATGTCACGTTGTTGCCTGAACCAGCTGTGCTTGTTGTGCTGGGTGCTGAGTTCAATACAATACGAGTGTATATACCACCATTAAAACTAGGCGTAATACTGCTGATTGTTCTGCCTCCAGAAACGTTGGCACCTGTGACACTGTCACCTAGTGCTGGTAATGGACTTATTGCACTAAATTCTGTATTGGTAATTAAAATGTCGGTACGCACAGTATTGGTGGCATTTTGATATCTGGTATTGGTACTTGTTGTGGCAGTTACGTTGTTGCCATTTCCACCTGTACTGGTCACAACAGGATTGTTACTCAACACAATACGTGTATAGATGCCGCCGCTGAATGCTCTAGTAATGCTTACAATGGTTGTGGCCGCATTAAAGAATCCACCTGTCAAACTGTCGCCTGGTTGGATAGTGGTAGTCAATGCATCGTATTGTGCGTTGGTGATCAAAATATCATTACGGCCAGTATTGGTCGCATTGATATAATTGTTATTGCCGTACGGTTGGCCAACGTTGAATCCTCTTGCTGTTAGTGTTTGAGCAATTGGAGTATATGGGTTGCCGCTTGTAAATCCCAATGCTGTGATGCCAGCAGTTGAATATCCAAAACTCTGTGCGGCTCCAGTTTGTGTCACAGCACTGAAACTTCTAGCTGTTAATGTATTGGTAACTGGTGCAAAACTTCTTGCAGTGATTGGTGTTGTAAATGCACCCTGAACCACAGCACTACTGGTACTGGTGTTGCCACTCCATGTTACAGATCCACCTGAGGCAATCTGCGCAAAACTTGGCTGTCCACCTGCCGCACTGGACGACAATGTGGTCCAGGTAATTTTAGTAGGATCAGTTGGGTAGTTGATGGGATTTAAAATGCCCTGTACAACAATTGCACCGCCGCCTGATACTGAATCACTTGCAATGGTAATACCAGATAGTAACAATTGCGCACGATTTAATAATTCTCTTTCACCCAAGTCGCCTACAATAGCGTTACTTACGCTGGGTGCCAGACGGATCAAGAAGGAAGTGGCCGGATCAACGCTGGCTGTTACACCAGTGGATGCGTAGTTAAAAATGTATCCGCGATCATTGTCAAACTGTCCGTCAATCATAAATGCTGAACCCCAGTGACTGATGATAGGAGTAATTGTATTACTGATCAATACCACACCCTGGCCTTTTGCATGACTGGCCGCTGGACCTGCGGTAAATGTTCTGTTAGATCCTGCTACAAATTGTGTCAATGGTGCGCTTCTTACACAGTTTAATAAATTTACACCGTCATTGTTGGTATAACGAATCATTTCGTTTTCAATCATCACAGTGCCAGCAGTTGGAAAGAAAAATGCATTATCCAATGGAATAGTTGTGACACTACTGTTAATGGCACTGGCCAGTGAACTTCTTGCACCTTCATTGATAACTTCATAACGAACTGGTTGGTTACCAGTACGCATATATGCTTCAGTGTTCACGTTGCTGTTACGGAAACGATGTGCAAATACATAATCGCCTGTTGGACCACGTAGCATGAAGTCAATAAAACCAGCACCATACCATGTCCATTGCATACCAATCATTTGCATTTTTGTCACATCTAAACTGTAGCCGCTTGGGCCTGAACCATTTAATGGATCCAAGTTCCAGCTTTCTTGTGGAACTATCAAGTCAACAGTTTTACATGCTTTGGCACCAACTACATCGGTTACTCCTCTATAGTCAGGACTCACAGATATGTTGGTATCGCTGATAACGTTTGTAACCACATGGCTCATTCCGCGAATAACAATGCGATCGCCGGATATCAATTGTTGTGTAAATCTAGTGTTTGTTCCTGTGACGGTGTTGCCGTTAGCCGGAATGTTAATAATGCCTGCAAGTTGGAAAGTACTGGAACGTTTGACCAACGCCATTCGCATGCCGTCATATTGATAAAACATACCGTTCTGGTCGTCAAATGTGCCTGAACGCACAGTTGCACCATGCCAGTTGCGCACACTCATTACGCAAGGACTACCAATAACAGCAGTAGTGGCTCCTAAAGATGTAATTGCAACTACTTTTAACACACGCTCATTTACAATGTTAGTTACAGTATAAACTCCGTTATAGCCGGTGGTTGTAACTCCACTAATTTGAATTGCCGCACCAACTTGGCATCCGTGATCCACATCATCGCTAGTTAATGTAATAACAGATCCCACTGTGGTACCTGTGGATGTTAAACTTTGAATATCATAGCTAGGAGCAAACAATGCACCAGTGTTGTAGGATACACCTTTACCTGATTGGTAACGAATATATTTCTTACTCATACGAATTGCCACTGCACCGTGAGCTGGGCCGCCAGTTCCTAGTTGTACGCCGCCGTCCAATGGTCTATGCACATAATAACTGTCAGGACGACTATAAACAGAACCAAACAAGGTGTTGCTGATTATGCCCGGAGATCTAGCAGTGTATCTAATAGTACTGCTAGTTGGAGCTTGCTCTACAAAATACGGTCCAGATGCTAATTGAGCATTTGAACCGGTGCTACTAATTGTAACAGTTATGCTATCTCCAGGAATAAATCCATGAGGGCTAGTAAACTGAATTTCAATGGTCGCAATACTGGTATAGTTGATAGACGTAGCACTTGTAATGACGCCTGTGGTTACATCATTGATTGAAACAGCACTGATAAAATCTTTGTTAGGTGCTATTACTGGACTACCTGCTATAGTAAATGCTGTGATGGCGCCGCCTGCTTGGACAGTTAATACACGAATCACAGCACTCGTAGCGCCGCCTCCTATAGTAATAATTTCATTGGCAACGTATCCTTGCCCCGCCTCATTTACAGCAATACTTGTTACAATGCCACCATTTGCGGTGTCGCATCCAAGAATATCAACAGTTAGTCCAGTACCGCTTGCACTTGCTGTTGTGGCTAATCCAATTTCTGTTCCCGTATATCCAGTGCCGCCCACCAGTGTAGCTGTATCAAATGTGTCTACGGAATTGATATTGCTGGCAGTTGTTACTGTAATGGTTATGTCATTGCCAGTGGTAACCCCTCCAACACTTGTTCCCAAAATAGTAATAGTATTTGTGGCAATATACCCGTTGCCGGCTGAAGCACCGATCACTGCTGAATAAGCAAGACCTATTCTGGATACATTAAAGATTGCGCCTGTGCCAGTGCCTGAAGTGACACTTTGTGATAATCCGTTGTATGTTTGGTTTGTTCCTAAAATTCCGCTAGTTAGTGGCCCACTTAGTCCAACGGTATTAGTAACTACAGTTGTGACTTGTACAGCAGATCCGTCCCCCCGATTGAATACCAGGCCTGGAAGTATTCCACTAGTACTAGCAACTATCAACTGAGTATCACCAGCTTGGGCAGTTGTTGTTAATTTGGTAGTGGCAACAACTCCGCCAGTGCCTGTGATTGCTGTGATTTGTGTGCCAGTACTGATGCTGGTTCCGGTTATAGGTGCTCCTAGTACTGGAGCAGTGCCGGTAAATCCAAAAAAGTTACTGCCCGATGGACTGGCCAATGATGTGGTAAATGTTCCAGATTGTCCATTTGAATACACGTTGAATGACGGGTTACCAACTGTTGAACCTGTATAAAATCCTGCACTGCGTAGCTGGGTATAGCTAGAACTTAACAATGTTGGGTTAACTGTGCCAACTTTGCTTTTTGCATAATATGAGAATACGTTACTGGATGTAACAGTAGCAACAATAAATGTTCCCTCAGCACGGCTAAATCCACTAACACTGCTGGCCAATGCTTTGATTGTGAACACATCACCGACCGCAAAGGCGTGAGCGGCCAAAGTGGTAACTGTAAGTAAACTTGCTCCAACACCAGCTGTGCCGTTGGATGCATCTGTAAACACACTCACAACAGCTTTGTCACTGCCTGGTATTTCGTACACGCTTGGATAATTGCGCATCATGGAGATGGTCTGCCATTTGGTTGGTTGTAATCCGTACTCAAAGTCAGCGTCCAACATGCTTTGTGGAATACCAACTTTGGCACGTTCCATAGCATCTGTGCCAATGCTGTTTAAACGGACTGTTTGTTCTTTGCCTTCGACAAATATTTGAATATTGTCAGTCACCATCATTCCAGTAGTATCTACATTGAATGTCAGTGTTGTAATTTGTTCGTTGCCAAATAATGCACCAGCAAAATCACTATCAAAGTTACTGCTGTATGTTACTTGGCCTGCACTGTCAGTGTCTGCAAAGTTGTATAAAATAACATTGCGACTGGCATTAGTGATCAATAAGAAATCTTTAATTTTATAAAACCCAGGAATTTTAACATATCCTTGATTTGAAATTAATGTAGGTAAATTGCTCAAGCCGGATGTAATAACGTTGATAACAATATTGGTTAACGCTACAAAATGTGCGCTGGCTCCTAATTCTGGCGTATATGATTGATTAACAACTTGGAACACTGTTGTGTTTCGAGCGGTGGCCGCTATGTTAGTTAAAATATAATTAGAGATTAGATCTCTAATAAAAGTGTGTGCTGAAATTTCAGGGCCTCGGTCGCCGTCAACTTGAGGATAGCCGTTGTCAAAATATTTACTTGCATTGAAATATGTTTGTCTGTTACCACTGTGTTTAAGGTCGCTGATATAACCTTCTAACACATAGCTGACGTCTCTGCGACATTTTTCTGCATTATAGGTGTAATAAGCGAACGGTGCAATATTATTAGCAACATTGTAGGCAATATAAGCAATAACCTCTTCTTGTACAAAGCGTTTGTTTGCATCAATAAGTGCCACTGCTTGAGTTAGCAACATACCTCCTTGATTATTTGGACTAACAACAGCGGGCAATGAACTTAATCCAACATTAATTGAATTGATAATGTAATTCATTAGGGTTGAACTTCGAGTAATACCCAATGCTTCGCCCGGATTATCAGTAGTTGATTGTGTTACTGTTGAATTTAATCTGGTATATGTTGTGTTAGTTAAAATAAAATTAGTAATGCGGCCGCGTAACCAAGTTTTAACATCAACCTCGATTGCAGGAGTAAGAACTTGTGTAACACCAGCAATATAATAATTGGCGCCTGTCTGATAAACTAAGCTGTTTCCGCCGTAAGTTAAATCATAAACTATGGCATCTATATTGTAACCAATATCAAGTTTTTGTTTGTTAGATTTGGTAGCATCGTATGTGTAGTTGTAATATGGACTGCCGTTGTTAGCCACGTTGGCAATTATTTGCGCAAGAATATATGCGTTGGTTTCAGCAACAAGGAAAGCTCTGTTAGCAGTTAATAGTGCTACTGTTTGTGGATACTGATTGTAAGCTGGAGGAATTGCTCCTGGTACAAACTTATAATTAGATATTTGTTTCTTTGACATTTATAATTTTCCTTGTTTAGCTCATTGCAATTGCAAGTGCAATGGCTTTTACATCTACATATTTTTTATTTGTTGCGTGTGTTGCTAGCGTTGGTTTAGTACTTATCACAGCATTGCCGCCCACTGTGACATCATTGGTTGTTGTTACAGTACTGGTTGTTACGGATGTACTTGCTACAGTATTTGCTGTGACATTACCAGTCACATTACCTACTACAGCACCAGTATGAGTTCCAGTAGTGTTACCAGTCACATTACCTACTACAGCTCCAGTATGAGTTCCAGTAGTGTTACCAGTCACGTTGCCTACTACGGCTCCAGTATGAGTTCCAGTAGTGTTACCAGTTAAATTTCCGCTGAATGTACCAGTAGCAATGCCTGTAAAGGTTGGGTTAGTAAATATTGAAGCTGTACTTTCGAGGCTTGGTGGTTTTACTTCCCATGCTACGCCATTCCAAAACCACATGTCTGTGCCTACTATCACAGTGTCATTTATTGCGGGACTATTGGGGAAATTTATTGCCATGGTGTGTCCTGTTTTGTATATTTAATCATTAGATTGCTGATATATCTTTGATGGTAATTGTGCCAATCATGCCACCGTGACTTTGACAGAGGTAGCCATATGTACCGCTGGTACCAGCTGGAATTTTCCAATACAAAGTACCTGATTGTTGTGCTTGAGCTGAAGCACCTGTGGTCACTGTGCCACTAGTGGTAACATGCACTAGACCAGTGCTGTAGTTCGAGCCTGAAAAACGTATCAAGAATGGATGGCCGCCAGCACCCGCTAAATTAAATGCTATGGTAGTTCCGCTGATAGCATATATAGTTGGATTATTACCACTGTATTGGTCAAACAAGTATGCACTGATGCCACTGGCAGTGACATCCAATCTGGTTATTGCTGGCAAATAGATTTTGTCTACAGTTAAACCTGCGACATCTGATAGTCCGCTAAATGCTGTTGCACCACCTCCCGAGTACTGCGGTATATTCAAAGTACCACTACTGAATGTGGCCGCACCACTTGACCCAGTAGTGGTCAATGTGATAGGTGCTTGATAGTCAGTTCCAGCTGTTGCGGCTGTAAGAGCATTTGCTCCATTGCCTTTCACAATACCACTGATAGTGCCAATAGGTGCTTGATAATCAGTTCCGGCAGTTGCGGCTGATATGGCAGTGGCATTGCCTTTTAGTAGTCCGGTAATACTTGTTGTTATAGTGATTGCTGGAGTTGAACTGGCAGTGGCCACAGTGCCAGTAAATCCATTTGCAGAAGTAACACTTACACTAGTAACTGTACCAGCGCCTGCGCCTCCGGCTGTGGCATCTGCATCATTGATCCAAGCTGAACCGTTGTATTTCAATACTTGTCCAGTGCTGGGTGTAGTGATAGTTACATCAGTTAAACTATCTAAATTGGACGCAGTGGAAATTGAAACAGTGCCACCCAGGCTCACACTAGTACCATTTATTGTGATACTGCTGTTGGTCAATGCACCATTGCCAATATTGGTAATAGTGTTTGATGTGCCACTTATGGTTTTGTTGGTCAGCGTCTGGGTGCCAGTCAAAGTGCTGACCACTGCGGTGTCAATGGCCAATGATATAGCGGTACCGGCTGATCCAGCTGATCCGCCTGTGATACCCGATCCAGTTTGTACACTGGCCACATAGTTACCTGAAGTTCCGGCACCTAAAGCAACTGTGCCAACTGTAGCTGAGAGGGCGTTGCCTGCGTCATTATAAACAAAAGTGATACCGGTTTGGGTACCGTTTGCAAACAGCGAAGCAGTTCCGTCTTGAGCTTCATCTAAAGTGATGCCACCACCACTACCACCACTTGCGGCATTTATGGTATACACGCCATTTGTGCTTGATACAGTTACATTGGTGCCAGCTTGAATACCAGTGACTGCAACATCTGATAATAGAGCCAATGGTAACCAGTTAGCAGAATGTGCTACATATAATCTTCCTGTAGCATGTACGTGCGCCACCATGCCGTGCCACGTGGCCGCAGGTGCTTCGGTGTTAAGATCTGCTAAGGTATCCCAATGAAATCTCACATAATTTTTTTGTGCTGAAACTTCCAGTTGACCGTTGATATGCAACATGCTCATACCATCATGTGAATGCCAGTACACTTCTGCTAGATCATCCACTGTGGTTCCATTGCCAGCATAGTAGGCAAGTTTGCCTGCCAAGCCAGTGTTTACTGTGCCGCTTCCACTTCCCCCAACCCCAGTACTGAAGCTAGGAGTCATGGGCTGAATCCATTGTGTGCTATTACCATCGTTGTAATAGATATAAAGTTTACCTGAGCTAGTGTTGAACCACAATGTGCCAATTTGTGCTGTTGGTGCTACAGGCGGTGTATCCCCTAAAACAGCACCAATACCAGCACCAATGAATTGACTAGCAGTTACAACACCTGTTCCAAAATTAATACTTTTGTTTAATGCCGTGGTTTTGATATTGGCCAAGTCACTTCTAAGAATCTGCATTCCGCCAAGATTATCACCGTCCATCAAACGTAAAGTACCATTAGTGGCATCGTAGACTATCTCGCCCTCTTCAAACGAATTTCGATTTAAAGTTATGGCGGCTTGTCTTTGTAATCTCAGTGCTCTTATTGGTAACATTCTTTGTCCTTTTAGTATTTAAGCTAAATTAGCAGGAGTACCATAGTAGGTGTTGCCTATAATGTAAGGAAACACTGGTTCCAACAATGAATTTAATGTGATAAAATACGCATAAGTTCCGTTAGGATAATCGGGAGTAACGCAATAACGTCCGTTATGCTGATCCAAATCTCCGCTAGCTGTGTAACTATAATCTTCAATAAAAATACCCAGGGGATATAATGTTGTATTGCTAGCTGTGGTTCCTTCACGGCTGACCGCAGAATTTAAAGTATAACCAGACCCCATTCGTTTTACACCACTGGTATTGTTTGTTGCCACACCATAACCATATGGTCCGTACACAGGGTATCCGTCTGCGCTAATACCTAATATTTTACTATGTCCGTCAGCATGAATTAGGCCGCTTGAAAGATATTTGATAACACTGGTTTCAGCTAGACCAGTAGCGCCCTGTACTCCCGAACTGTGTCCTATACCAGTTAGCCACGCACTAAAGAACGATCCATCGTGATAGTGATACTGATTCGGCGGCGCCGCGTGACCTCCTGCTAAATCTTCACCAAAGGTGTATCCTAAATTTTTACCTGCTGAACTGGCTGCATTGTATTGCCACGTTGGCGCTAACAAGTTAGGGCCGCTTGGTCCGCCTCCTTGTGCGCTGGGATTAAACATTGCAACACCGTTGAGCCATACACCAATTAGGCCAGCGCCTGTTGCTGTGGTGGACCCTTCTGTATTTGTTCCGCCACGATATGGCCACGATAAATTAAAATTTTGCGCGGCTCCTGTATTTACGGCTATCGAATTTCCATAACTATGATAAGGTAGGCCTGTGGCAATTAATGCCACATTACCACTATTAAACGACCATGTGCTTACATTCTGAACCCTGGTGCCACCGCCCAATTGTGTAGCAGTTGCTACACCGGATATATTTGGCCCGGTAAACAGATAAGAAATGATCGATCTTTTTGTAGCGGTGTTTGCTAAACTTCTACCAGATATAGATGCAATACGTGGCATAAGTTATCCGTATGTACTCAAACTACCAGTAACAATCCATGTACTGTTAAAACGTAAAATTGTAAATGATACGAAATCGGTTTTTGTTGAATTACCGCTAGGAGCACTGCCACCTAACCAACTGATTACTTGAGCAGATCCATTGATTTGTATTGCGCTTGGTAAAAATGCTGTTGCGCCCTGTGTAATAATGATAGTCACGACCGTTGCTCGATTGTTTGTTGTTGGTATATTTGTAAAGTTTGCAGTAAATCCTGCTACCACACCAGCATGATACCATATTGCGCCGGTTGAAAAATCATGAGTAACAATGCCTGTGGCTCCTAATTTAGTATTAAGAACTTCGGTACTTTGTTGTAATATCGTTGTTGCAGACACAGTAAACACGTTGTTGGTACTGTCCCATGATAGTCCTGCCGCATCATCAACTGCATTGGTATTACCTGGATAAAATGCTAAAGAATTTGCAACCCCAGTGTTGACTGATCCGCTTCCGCCACCGCCACCTCCAGTAGCACTGATCACGCCTGCATTGATAGTTATAGATGATCCATCCACTTTGACACCACCCAAAATTCCAGTACTTGCAGTTGGCAATGCGTATGTGCTCACACCGCCGGAATAGGACAAACTGTTCCATGCAGTGCTTCCATTTCCGTATTTTATTTTTAAAGTATCTGTTTCTAATCCGGGTTCGCCCGAAGCCAGCGTGGGATTAACGCTAGTCCAATTAGCCGCGGTATCTCTGCGTAACTTAATCAATGAAGCCATATGAATTCCTATTGTCTAGTACTATATTTATCTATAGTTAATTTAAGGTACAGCCAAAAAAAAAGCCACTAAACAGTGGCTTTTTATTATATAATTGTAATTATGAGCCGTGCCAAGCAGTTCCAGCTTCTTTGAGACCTTCTAGATGTCCGTGTGAATAATGACTGTGATGCGGAGTTCCAACACTATGACTTGTCATATGTTCGTGATTCAATAGGCCATCGCCAAAACCGTGATGCAATGCGGCTTTGCATTCTAATCCATGGCATCTGTCAGCAACATGACTGTCTCCCAGGCCTTCTGCAAGATCTGTACTAGCGGCGTCTGCACCTTGCTGTTTTCCTGATGCAACACGATCCAAATTCTTTTGACGTCCGCTAGAAATATATGCGGCCATGGTTTCTGGAGTAAACTCACCGGTTACTGGCAAATGTAACGATTCCTGGAATTCTTCAATTGCAGTTTTAAGGGCTTTGAAAGCATCCGGATCTATAGTTAATCTGCTCAAGGATTCGTCATCCACTGGCCCAGCAGTTGGAGCCTCTGGCTTTTTGGTTTCTCCATCTTCATTCAAGATGTCTAAATACTTGCGGAATATATCTCTTTGTGACATAGTTAATTTCTCTCTTTATGTATTTATTCAAAAATACGACACTGGTTTACAGTGTATTTAGTTAATAGTCATCCGAATCACCGGGTATTTTATTTAAAAGTTCCCGTAATTTTGAACTTTCAACTTGTGCAGTTACTTTGGCAACTGGCTTGCCCTGCCCAGGATCAGAGGATATTTCTGCACTTGTAACAGTGGTTTTTTGCTTTAAACTGTCAATAAAACTACTGCCAGTGCTACGCATAGCTACCTGAGTATCATCTTCTAAACAGTCTGTAATACGCAAAGTATCCACGTTAAAGTCCAAATCAATTTTCATACCAACGCCCGAACTACTACGTGTTTTCATTAGTTGGATTTGATAACGTCCACGCTCACGCATGGCCCTGCTGGTAAAGATACCAAACACGTTGTCCGCAGTTTGGATTTTACTTAGTCCACCCGAGATATGACTGTGGTCAAACTCAACTTCTTCAACAGCACCACGATTCAACTGTGCGGCTGTTACAAACACACAGTTCTTTTCCACTGCAAGATTTCGCAGTTCTTCCGACACATATTTGTCTTTCACAAACAAGTTTTCAGCACTAATTTTCTTACTTAGTGGCATCAACAAGTCCATGTAGTCAACTAATAGTACGTCAACTTTACGGCCCATTTTAATCTCGTACTCTTTCAAATAAGCACGAATGTCATTGGCCGTCTTACCACTAGGCATGTACTTGACTTGTAACTGTCCGGATTTCTTACCAATCATTTTGACTTTCATTTCAACATCATCAATGTTCTTGAAAATCTCTCTTGTGGGTATACCAGTCACCATAGCATCCACACGCATACTGACCAGTTCTTCACTTAACTCAAGTGTTAAGTAGATTACGTTAAGTCCAGCAAGAGCATAATTGACACCAAGATTAGCCAAAAATAAGGATTTACCAGCACCGCTACCGCCCGCCCAAATGTTGAGCTCGCCGCGGTTAAAGCCTCCAAACAACTTGTCATCAACGTTTTTCCAACCTGTAGAAATTTGTCCATTTTTATCCTTGATAGCCATTAGTCTAGCACGGGGATCTTTAAAATAATCTGTGCCCATGTCTCGTTGTAAACCAACTTGTACTGCTTGTTTAATCTTTTCTTCTACTGGACCGTACTCACCTTTTTCCAGCAAATCCGCACTTTCTAAGATAGCTCGCTCGAGACCTTTGTGTCTAATAAATGTTTCAAAGTCATTCATTAGCCATTCAAAGTGTTCTTCACGTAAATCAGTTGCGGCCTTTAGTGTACTACCAGTTGCCGCATTAATAATATCCGGTGTGGGCAATACATTGTTATCGCTCACATAAGCAGTTAAGAACTCTGCGGCTTCTTGCAAACGTCTGTCAAATAACTTGCTGTCAAAAATACTCTGACATCTTACAAACGTACCAGCATCTGCCAACATCATTTCCAAATACACACGCTGAATATCATAACCGTAATCAACGTTTTGTCTTGCTTTATTTTCTTGTTTTTCACTCATACTTTATTATACACTCTAGTTAAACACCTTAACACCGTATTGGCGCTCAAAGTTTTTTGCATCTGCATGATTATTCACCATGGGCTTGCCTTTGATATTTAGACTGGTGTTCAGTAACATAGGGCATCCAGTTTCTGCATACCAAAGTTCTAACAGCTTTCTAAACGGGCTTCCATCGTTTGGTACAGTTTGTACACGGCTAGTCCCATCCCGATGCACAATGGCAGGATAGTGGTCGGAATGTCTACACCGAGCAACCACTTGCATATACCTACTGCTACTCCAACCAGTAGGCATATCAAAGTACTGATCCACATGCTCTTCAAGTATTGCTGGGCCAAAAGGTCTAAATTCTTGTCGCTGTTTGATTGCATTTACCCTGTCCTTAATGTCATTACCACGAGGATCGGCAAGTAGACTTCTATTGCCAAGAGCCCTAGGGCCAAACTCTGCCTTGCCCCGCGCTAGTCCGCAAATTTGATGTTGTGTAATATATTCTACAATTTCTGTGTTAGTGGATCGATAACCCATGTCATAACCTAAAAAGGGTGTAAAGTCTTTGGGACTAATACGCCACTCTGGGTTATGCGCCAGAACTGCTCCGATGGCACTGCCGGCATCGCCTGGATTAGGCATAATCCATGTATTAGCAAAGTACTTGCCAGTAAGCGGGTTAGCACTACAATTCAAAGCACACCCACCCATCAATACTAGATTCTTACTGCCAGTAAGTTTTAATCCCTGCTGTAATATTCTATCAAACGTCATTTCATATACTTGTTGGGTAGCGGCCGCAATATCAAAATAATCTTTAATAATTAAATCAGGTCTCCATCGCGGGCAACCTTTATGTAAGTTTTGTTTTAATCTAAATGCATGACCATAATCGTCATTGGGTAATTCTACCAAGTCTGACAATATATCGTGTGTAAGTCTATTGGGATTACCGTATGCCGCCATACCCATAAGGATATATTCTTCCTCGTTGGGTTTTAAGTGACAGCGTTGCGTCATAGCAGAATAAAAAAGACCTATACTGTGTGGATAACTTTGGCTAGCAAGTTTCTTAAGTTTGTTGCCAGTGCCTTGCCAAATAGTCATTGTTTCAAATTCGCCAATAGCATCTATAACTAATACACATGCATCATCAAATCCACTGGTGTAATACCCTGCGGCCGCATGACTATGATGATGATTTGTATAAACTATAGGGGCACTAATTTCGTACCTTGCCATATAAATTTCTATGTCGTTATCACGACGCTTCCAGCCCTGACCCGCTATTAGTTGTCTTAGGGTTTTCTTAAAAGGCTTTTCATACCAGTAAACACGTTCAGGATATCCAAATCGCTTGGCGTCAGCTACCAGCTCTTTACATAAGTCTCTATCATTTTTACAACCGCTATAACGTTCGCTATGACTGGCAAATACTAATTTTTCGTCACTGAATACTGCAAGTGCCGCATCGTGACTATTAGCACTTATTCCCCAGCTAATCATTTATAGATAAAAGGATCACGTTTCCGTAATTCTTCCAATCGTTTTTTAAATGCTCTATGCGCTTGCCATTTGTGTAGCGGCCATAAAAGAATTTCAATTAGTTTTTTCATAAGTTTCCTTAAACCATTTTTTAGCTTTCAACTGTATTTTGAGAGGGTTGGCTTCTTTTGCTTGTGTTATTTTATATAGTGTAGCCAATCTTCCTAACTTTATGATTGCATCGTTTACATCTTTAACATCATCTGGCCAATCTGGCATGCTGACACTCCAGCCGTAATCTAATGCTTGTTCCAATGTTAGTAACCCAGATTTGTCTCTATCCGGAACTAGCACAACTTCTTTATTCAATTGCTTGAGTAACCAATTTTGGCTATCTTTAATTTCAGCACCAAGCAAGGCACACCCGTTAATACTTATCGCATCAAACGGCCCTTCGCAAACAATTACGAATTGCCTGTTGTTATTTTGTGCATCTAAATTAAACACATAACCTGGTTGTTGTTCGCTCAGATACTTGGGTTTAGCATCTCCCACAGTACGGGCAGTCCACCCTACTATTTCATTTTTATAAACAAACGGAATAATAATTCTATTACTAAATCCAGTCTTAGGAGTCCAATAAAACGGATAACTTGTTGGATCTATATTTCGATCCGCTAGATAGTCTATACATTTTTTAAAGTTTTCGGGCAACGAAAAATCTGATTGTGCAATTTGTTCTGCCCATTCAATCATACTAAGAGAATCTATAGGCAGTGCTCTTGTATCAAATGTTGGAACTATGCTACGTACTTCAGCATTGGAGTCTTCATTTAACTTCAATGCTTCTAATCTCAATTGTCCGATGGTGTCATCGCCCATGCCCAAATCTCGCATGAACTTGTTCATCTTTTGGCTTACGAGTCTACCGGGTTGCCAGCTGGCTTTGAATCCGCAATTGAAACAGTGATAACTTACAGCATCGCCTGCATTGAATATGAGCCCACCCCGTTGACGTTTATCATCACAACATACTGCATTGAAACTTATCCAACCACTAGGAGTTTGCTTCCGTTTTGCAGGAAGATAGCTGTTGATTGTGTCCGTGATTATACTCATATAAGTGAGTATAACAGACTAATTACAGCAGGTCAACCTTTATGATACAGTTACTTTGGTAATTGTGCCAGTTGTTGCCTGTGCATCTGTTCGATTGAAAGTTATACGCATGTAGGTATAATCTTCCATGTTTTGATATTGTTTGAGCATGTAAGCAGTTGTAGAATTGACAGTAAATGTATCCAACACAGTGCCACGAAGTGTAAAAGTTTCTGAACTGATACTGGCATCCTTGGTAACTTCAACTTTTACAGTTCCAATCAATTGACTGAATCTAAATTCCACATCTGATACTGTACTAGGAACTGCTTCGTAAAATCTCAAAGGTATTGCACTGCTATGGAAATATTCAATCATATCAGTACCGAACTGCAAATTTTTATAAAAACTAGTTACTACTTGTTCGTCTTTGATAGTGGGCATTGCATCACCAACAAGTTCCATTTTGCCAACTGCACCAAATCTAGTATCGCCATACAGCATAACTTCTTTGCCAGCTTGGCTGGCCGATACGCTGAATGATAAAAACTGATGATCCAATTGATCTAGATCATCTTGTGGAAGAGTAACTGATGCTAGACCTTTGTATGTGGTCTGAGGCAACATGGGAGTCACAGTGTATGGACTATTTGGCAATGCTTGCCCGCTGACATCCATAATGTTTAATTCAATATTAGTTAATGTAGACAAGTTGATACGCTTCTGGTCAGCGTTCTTAATGTCAAACTCTAGGGTATTATCTATACCAGCATAAATTTTTATGTTTCTTTGATACACGGTTGTATACTCCACAGTGAAACCTGCCAAATCAGCCAATAGTTCGATTCTATTTGGATATAAATACGTTGAGATTTTTTGCATTAGCGCAGGACCTTTATACTATATTTATGGCAAAACTAAGAGATAACATAGAACAAAAACTACCCTTTATCAGTGTGTTAAACTACGGTGAA